TAAGAGGCCCTGCTAACAGTTCTAGTAGGCGTAATTTGCCCAGCAGTGTGTTTGGAATATCAACACCAGGGCCAAGAGATAAAAGAGACGGTGCTCCTAAAGCTACAGTAGGCTCTTCAGAAACAAAAACACAAAGATTTACAAGTACACTAGGCGGATCAAGTTTAGTATTTGATGACGGTGACGAACGTTATGTAAGAAATAGTTTTGCTCAAAGCGATGCTCAACAATACACAGATTTAATTGGAGAAGAAAATCCAACATCTGGTCTTAAACAAGTTCCTAAAGGTGAATGTGTACGTTTAAGAACTAGAACAGGTCACCAAATATTATTACATAATTCAGAAGACTTAATTTACATTGCTAATGCACAAGGTAGTTCTTGGATTGAAATGACTGCTAATGGTAAGATTGATATCTATGCACAGGACAGTGTAAGTGTTAGAACACAAAACGATTTGAATATAAGTTCAGATAGAGATATAAATTTAGCCGCGGCAAGAGATATTAATATGAATGCCGGGCGTGACTATAAACTTACTGTATCAAATAACAGTGATGTTAAAGTTGGCGTTGATCATAAAATTGACGTTGGCTCAAATAATGATATCTATGTAGGTGCTGATCAAAAATTATATGTAGGTGCAACTAGAAATACAATAGTAACAGGCGCACATACTATTAGTAATAAAGCAACACTTGATATTAATACAACAGGTGATAGAAAAGATACACAAGCAAACTTAGATCTAAATACAGGCGGCTATAACTATCTTACAGCAGGTGGCAATACTGATATACTCAGTGGAGGCAATCATACAGAAACTGCCGCACAGATTCACATGAATGGCCCAGCGGCTACATCAGCGGCCACAGCAGGCACAGCGGCAACAGCAGTAGTTGCGGCACCAGCACTTTGGCCTGTTAGAGTTCCTGTACATGAGCCTTGGAATGCACATGAACATTTAGATCCATTAACATTTGTTCCTAGTTTTTCACAAGCAAGTGCTTCGCCAAGTCCTGCACTTAGAGAAACAACTCCGTTGGTTAATACAGATGCAGATGCTTCTGTTACTAATACAACAAATACGTCAGCGGCTAACCAAGGCGGGCCACAATCAGTAACTCCGGGTGTAGTTGGACCAATAGGAAATCAACCTGCTAATCCTGTACCAGTAACTGATTTACAAGAATACTTCTTAAGTGTAATGATAAAGAAAGCAGGACTAGATCCTGCTAATGCACTTAAAACAGCAGACGCTTCAAAACTTGCTCCAGGTGAAACACCAGGCAATGCAGAAGCACTTGGTATGGCTATGGCACAGATACAAGCAGAGTGTAGTTTTAAACCTAGAAGTGAAAACTTAAATTATAGTGCTAGACGTTTACGTCAAGTATATCCAAGTCGTGTTAGAAGCGATGCGTTTGCACAAGAACTTGCGGCCGCAGGACCTGCCGCTATAGGTAATACGTTATATGGTAACAGATACGGCAACGCACAAAATGAAGGTTACAAGTATCGTGGTAGAGGACTTATTCAGTTAACGTTTAAAGGCAATTACGAAACATACGGCAGAAAAGCCGGACATCCTGAAATTGTTGAAAACCCAGACTTAGTTAATGATCCGGAAATTGCAGTTGCAATAGCGTCTGCATATATTAATAGTAAATCAATAAGTTGGGATAGTTTCAATTTTGATACACTAGGAAACGAATTTAGAAAAGCGGTTGGTTATGCTAATCAAGGCGGTGCAGAAACTAACAAGCGTATTGGACTAGGTAAAGGTTTTGCAAGTAAAATGATAACTGGTGATCTTGTAACTAGAGATAGCATTACAACAGAGCCAGCAGGCACTAATATTGAAGCAGGAAAACGTGTAGAAACTCCAATATCAGGTCCACAATAAGTAGGTAAATATAGACATGAGTACACAAGAGAAAAGACTGTATAAAGATGTTACAGTAAAGTCAAATAAAAGACCGCAACCGCAGGTACAAAGTAGAGCCTATAGAGGTATTTCTACAACAAATCCTGAGAACACCAGTTTTAATCTTTACGATATTGCACTCATTAAACAGGATATCATAAACCACTTTCACATTAGAGTAGGTGAAAGACTAGAGAATCCAGAATTTGGAACTATTATTTGGGATGTCATTTTTGAACCAATGACAGATGGCTTAAGAGATGCTATCGCAAGTAATGTAACAGATATTATTAATTATGATCCGAGAGTAAGCGTCGAACAAGTTACAGTAGACACTTATGAAAGTGGTATTATGGTCGAGTGTACACTTACATACTTGCCTTACAATATTTCTGAAAGTATGCGTATGAAATTTGATGAAGATAACTCAATTTTATCATAGAATTAAATACGCACTTTACCGTTCTGAATAAATACTGTAACATATAAAGGAAGCAAAGTATGTCAACAACCGACAGACAAAACAGACTATTACTAGCTGAAGATTGGAAGCGAGTATATCAGTCTTTTAGAAATGCAGATTTCCAAAGTTACGACTTTGATAACCTGCGCAGAACAATGATAAATTACCTCCGTCAGAACTATCCGGAGGATTTCAACGACTACATCGAATCAAGTGAATACTTGGCATTGATTGACCTTATTGCTTTCTTAGGTCAAAATATGTCTTTCCGTGTTGACCTTAATGCAAGAGAAAACTTTTTAGAATTAGCAGAACGTAGAGAGTCGGTACTACGTTTAGCTCGTTTACTTTCTTACAATCCAAAACGTAACCAATCAGCAAATGGTTTGTTAAAATTTGAAACAATTAGTTCTACAGAAGAGCTATATGATTCAAACGGTACTAACTTATCTGGACAAACAGTTATTTGGAATGATGTTTCAAACCAAGACTGGTATGAGCAGTTTATTAAAGTAATGAATTCTGCACTACCTGCAAACAGTGTATTTGGTCGTCCTGTAAAAACTGATACTGTTAATGGTATTAGTGTTGAGCAGTATAGAGTTAATGGCGTAAACGTAGATATTCCTGTATTTGGATTTAGTAAAAACGTTGATGGTAAATCAACACAGTTTGAAATTACAAGTACTAATGTTGAAAGTGGTAACATTGTAGAAGAATCCCCACTACCAGGAAACAATTTTGCATTCCTTTACAGAGATGACGGCCAAGGTGCTGGATCAAACAATACAGGATTCTTTGCACACTTTAGACAAGGACGTTTAGATCAAGGTAACTTCTCAATAGCAACTCCAAGTTCAAACCAAGTTGTTGCAATCGATGCTGTAGATGTTAACGACACAGATGTTTGGTTGTACAAATTAGATGACATTGGTAATGAAAACGAGTTATGGAGTAAAGTTGATGCTGTAGAAGGTAACAACATTGTTTACAACAGTTTAAATAAAAATATTAGAAACATTTATTCAGTATTAACTAGAGTTGAAGATAGAATTAGTTTAATATTCTCAGATGGTACATTTGGTGCATTACCAAAAGGTACATTTAAAGTTTACTACCGTGTAAGTGATAACAGAACATTTGTTGTAAGTCCAGCAGAACTTATAAACATTACAATTACTATTCCTTACAGAAGTAAATTAGGAACATCAGAAAATCTTACAATAGGCTTAGAACTAAAATACCCTATTGAAAATTCAAGTACTTCAGAAACTAATGCAAGTATTAAAGCAAATGCCCCTGCAACATACTATACACAAAATAGAATGGTTACAGGCGAAGACTATAACGTTGCTCCATTAGGTGTAAGTCAAGAAATTATTAAAGTTAAGAGTGTAAACAGAACAGCAAGTGGTATTAGTAGATATTATGATTTACTTGACGCTACTGGCAAATATAGTAAAACTAATTTGTACGGTAAAGACGGTATACTTTATACACAGAACTTAACTAGCAAAGAAGTATTTTCTTTTACAACAAAAACAGACATTGAAGGTATTATTAAGAATCAAATAGAAGTTATTCTTAAAAATTATAAAATTAAAAACTTTTATTACTCACAGTTTGCAAAAATAATTGTAGAAGAATTAGGTGCAAGATGGAATCAAGTTTCGTCAGCAACTAATTTAACAACAGGTTACTTAACAGACATTGATAGTACAAAATTAAGAGTAGGTTCATTTACAGGTTCTACGTTACAATATCTTGAACCAGGTAGTATGATAAAGTTTATTGCACCACCAGGGTATCACTTTATGTCAGATGGCTCTCATTCACTTATGGCAGGTAATGCAGATCATCCTAATGCAATAACTTACAAATGGACAAAAGTTATAAGTGTTAACGGCCCAGGTGTTGACAATACAAATGACGGCTTAGGTGCTATTGTTCTTAACGATATTATTCCAGGTCCAATTAATGGCGATCTTTCAACTGCTCCTATTATACAAGAAATTAAACCTGTGTTTACTACAGCAATCGAAAATCAAATTAAAACTCAAATTATTGATCAAGTGTTTACTTACAAAACGTTTGGTTTAAGATTTGATTTTAAAACATCAACATGGCGTGTTATAGTAGAAGACGATCTTGATATCTTAAATGCATTTACTACAGGTAAAACAGGCGACATAACAGGACAAAACTTAGACAGTAGTTGGTTATTGTTATTCCAAACAGACGGAGAAACATACACAATTACATATCGTGGACAGCGTTATGTGTTTGAAAGCGATAAAGAAATTAGATTCTATTACGACAATTCAGATAAAGTATATGATCCATTAACTAACGAAGTTGTAAAAGATAAAATTAGTTTAATGAGTATTAACACACAGCCAACTAGTACAGGATATGCACTTACTCCGTTTACAGTTCCTTTCAATTGGGAGATTGTAAATGAGTATAGAGATAAAGAAGGCTATGTAGATAGTAAAAAGATTGAAGTTGGATTTTATGACAGCGACGATGATGGTGTTGTAGATGATCCAGAAATTTTTGATAAGTTTATTACAACATCGTCCACAGGTAAATTTATATACCAAAAACAATATACTACAACTGATGCTGTAGAAGATTTTAGATATGTAAATGCTTCAGATGAAAAAATTACAGCAGTAGAAACAGAAACAGTTATTACAAATGCTGGCATTGAAAGTTACGCAACAGGTACAGTGTTTTATATTATAGATAAAAATATTTTTAAAATTTATAATACAACAACTGAAAAATTAGAGCTAACAGTAAACTTTAGAGCTTACACAGGTAGAGATGGAATCATATTTCAATATGAGCATTCAGCAGACGAAAGCAATAGAATAGATCCAAGTAGCTCTAACATTATTGACACTTATGTATTAACAAGATCATATGATACAACTTATAGACAATATGTTGCAGGCGCACTAGCAACAAAACCGTTGCCGCCAAGCAGTGATGTATTGTTTATTAACTTTGGTGAACAAATAAACAAAATTAAGTCAATTAGTGATGAAGTAATTTATCATCCAGTTAAGTACAAAGAGCTGTTTGGTATTGGAGCAAGCGACGACTTGAAAGCATCATTTAAAATTGTAAAAAATACAGATAAAGTTGTTAATGAAAATGAATTAAAAGCAGGCGTTATCACAGCAATTAATGAATTCTTTGCTATAGAAAACTGGGAGTTTGGAGATACATTTTATTTTACAGAGCTTAGTGCTTATGTAATGACACAACTTGCTCCGAACTTAGCGGCATTTGTTATTGTTCCTACACAAGACTCACTTACTTTTGGTAGTTTGTTTGAAGTCAAGTCAGAAGCAGACGAAGTGTTTATAAGCAGTGCAACAGTTGATAACATTGAAGTTGTTACAACTCTTACAGCAACTAAATTAAAATCACAAGGTGCAATAGTTAGCACAACACAAGACGTAACTGCTAGTCAAGCAGTAGCATCAAGTATTGATAGTTTGAACTTAGGTAGTAGTTCAAGCAATGTAAGTTCGAATCAAAGCAGTTACTCACCTAGTTCAAGTAGCAGTAGCAGTAGCAGTAGTTCAAGTAGCAGTAGCTCAAGCAGTTCAAGTAGCAGTAGCTCAAGCAGTTCAAGCAGTTCAAGTAGCGGCTCAAGTAGCAGTGGTTCAGGTAGTAATAGCGGAGGATACGGTTACTAATGGCGTATGAAAATAACCAATCAGATTTTCCATTACCAGTAGGCGGTAATGAAGGAAGTCGTAAAAGTGAAAACTTACTTCCTAAGTACTTTAGAACTGATGCTAACAGTAAATTTTTACAAGCAACATTAGATCAATTAGTACAGCCAGGCGTTGCAGAAAAACTCAACGGTTACTATGGTAGACAAATATCTAAAGCATACAATGCTGACGATAATTATGTAGGCGATATATCTACACAAAGAGAAAATTATCAGTTTGAACCTGTAACACTTATAAAAGATGAACTAGACAATGTTACATTTTATAAAGACTATAATGACTATCTAAATCAAATTAAAAGTTTTGGTGGCAACACAGAAAATCAAGAAGTATTAAATTCACAAGAATATTATGCATGGCAACCACACATTGACTGGGATAAGTTTAGTAACTTCCGTGAATACTATTGGCTACCATATGGTCCACAAACTGTAAGACTTGCAGGACAAGAACGTGGCGTAGAAAGTACTGTTGAAGTATCATTATTTAATAATGTAGACAACGTTGCATACAAGTTTTCATCAGATGACTTAGTAAACAATCCAACACTTATTTTATACAAAGGCCAAACATATACATTTGACATTGATACAATTGGTACACCAATTACATTTAAAACAAAAAGAACTTTAGAATCTAGTTTTAATTATAACGATGGCGTTAGTGCTCAGGGTGTTGAAAAAGGTACAGTAACATTTGAAGTAGATGTTAATGCACCTGAAGTATTATACTATGTTGCAGAAAATGATATTAACAATAGTGGCCTAATACAAATTAAAGACATAGATGAGAATACAGACATCGATGTTGAAAAAGAAATACTAGGTAAAAAGAAATATAAAAGTTCAAATGGCGTACAACTATCAACAGGCATGAAAGTATCTTTTGCAGGATTTGTTACTCCTGAAAAATATGCAACAGGCGATTGGTATGTTGAAGGTGTAGGTAATAATATTAAATTAGTACCTGAAAGCGAACTTTCAATTCCAGGTTCATACTCAGACAATAGAGAAGTTGCGTTTGATACAAATGCATTTGATAGATTGCCATTTGCTAATGCTAATGGATATCCTGCTACAAAAGACTATATTATAGTTAATCGTAGTAGTAATGATAGAAACATGTGGAGTAGATATAATAGATGGTTCCACAAAAATGTAATTGAAGAGTCTGCTAGAATAAATGGGCAAGAGATCAATATTGATCAAAATGCAAGAGCAACAAGACCTATTATTGAATTTAATGCAAACTTAAAATTATTTAACTTTGGTACTTCAACTAAAAGTAACGTAAACGTTATTGATACATTTACAAAAGATATATTTTCAACAGTTGAAGGCGCAGTAGGTTATAATATAGACGGCGTTGATCTTGTAGAAGGTATGCGTGTATTATTTACTGCTGAAGAAGATATTCGTGAAAACGGCAAAATATTTAAAGTTAAATTTATTACACAAAAAGGTCGTAGACAAATTAGTTTAATTGAAGAACCTGATACTACTCCTTTAGAAAACGAAACTGTATTAGCTCTTGATGGACTAGAATACAAAGGTCGTATGTTTTATTACAACGGCAACACATGGAATTTAACACAAGAAAAAACTAAAGTAAATCAACCACCATTGTTTGATTTGTTTGATGCAAACGGTAATAGTTATGGCGATGCTAGTGCATATCCTAATACTACGTTTACAGGTAATAAAGTTTTTAGTTATCGTGAATCTACAGGAAATAATGATTCACAACTAGGATTTCCTATTACATATAGAAGTATTGAAAACATTGGTGATATAGTTTTTGATTTTAATTTACTTAATAGTGAGTTTACATATACTGATACAACATTTGAAACAATAACAACATCAACTGATATTTGTACGTTACAGCAGTATACAACAAGATCAGACTACACTAGTGTTAACGGTTGGATAAAAGCAAACGTACAAAGCACACAAAGAGTTTTACGCCAGTATGTAGCAAATAATAATCAAACTAGTTTTGTAGTTGATGTATTTGATAACAGTTCGTCATTAGACGACTTAGATATTAAGGTTACAGTAAACAATAATTTAAAATTTGAAACTATAGACTATGTATTTGATAAAACTGATACAAATGTAATTGTTAGATTCAATACAGCACTTTTAAAAGATGACGTAGTTGTTTTTAGATGTCGTTCAAGTGCTACTAAAAATGCAAACGGTATATATGAATTACCAATTAACTTAGAACGTAACCCGCTTAACAATGATATTACAACATTTACACTAGGTGAAGTTAACGATCACGTAACAAGTATTGTACAAGAAGTAAATGACTTCTTTGGTATACATCCTGGACCAGGAAATTTAAGAGACATTGGAAACTTATCTACGTTTGGTAGAAAGTTTGTACAACATAGTGGACCAACAAACCTTGCACTATATCATATTACAGATAAAAGTGCAAACATCATTAAAGCAATTGACTTTAACAGACGTGAATATGCTAAGTTTAAAAGATTGTTTATTCAAACAGCATTAGGTTTAGGATTTGACGGAACACCTAAAGCACACGTTGATTTAATATTTGCAGAACTTAATAAAAACAAAACAAGTAACTTACCGTTTTACTTTAGTGATATGGTACCTACAGGTGGTGCAAGAACAATTACTTACGATGCAATACCGGGTAACATATATTATGCACTAAATGAAATATATGATATATCTGTACCAAGTGTAAAAGCAGTTACAGTATACTTAGATGATATACAATTAGTATTTGGTCAAGACTATACCTTTAACACAGACGGCTTTTGTGAAATTACAAAAGAACTTACTGCTGGTCAAGTAATTACAATTAACGAATATGAAACTACTGACGGATCATATGTTCCGCCAACACCAACTAAGTTAGGTTTGTATCCAAAGTTTGCTCCTATTAAGTTTATTGACAATTCGTATACTGAGCCAACAGAAGTAATTCAAGGACATGATGGATCTATAACAAAAGCATATGGCGATTTTAGAGATGACTTAATACTTGAATTTGAAAAAAGAATTTATAATAATATTAGAACTAATTATAATTCAGATATTATTGACATACATGATTTTATTCCAGGAACATATAGAAATACAACTGTAACTAAAGAAAATATTGATAATGTGATGCTTAAAGATTTTGCATCTTGGTTAACAAACATTGATGATGTTGACTATACAGCATTTGACTTTTATAACAGAGGTAATACGTTCTCATATAACTATAGCTCAATGCAGTCTCCATTAGATACAGCATTACCAGGTTATTGGAGAGGAGTATACAAACAAGCATACGATACTGATCGTCCACATACTCATCCATGGGAAATGCTAGGACTAACAAATATGCCAGACTGGTGGGAAACAGTGTATGGTCCTGCTCCGTATACAAGTAATAACTTGTTGTTATGGGAAGATTTAGAAAAAGGTATTCTTGCAAAGCCGGGCGTAAATAAAGTTGTACTAGAAAAATATAAAAGACCTGGACTTACAACACATATACCTGTAAATGATTTAGGTCAACTACTAAGTCCATTAGATTCAGGCTATGCTAAAAATTATGTAAATGGTTTAACAAGAGCTTCGTTTGTATTTGGCGACGAAGCACCAGTAGAAACTGCGTGGCGCAGAAGTTCAGAATATGCTTTCTCATTATTTAAAGCATGGATGTTAAATCAACCTACAAAAATTATTGGACTAGGTTTTGATAGACTAAGAACTGTAAGAGATAACTCAAATCAAATTGTATACTCTACAACTAGTAAGCGTTTACGTTTAGTAGATTTAGTATTTCCAAATAATAGTACAACAGGTTCAGATTCAATAAGAGTCTTTACTTCAGGCTTTGTAAACTTTATTGCAAACTATCTTGCAAGTAATGTTGTTTCTAATTACGACACATATCAAAATAATATTGCAAATATTACAAACCAAGTTGCATTTAAAGTAGGCGGATTTACAGACAAGAGTAAATTTAATTTATTACTTGACAGTAGAACTCCTTTAAACCAAGGCAATGTTTTTGTTCCAGAAGAAAACTATCAAGTTACACTACAAACAAGTAGCCCAATTGATGTTGTTACTTACAGTGGTGTTGTAATTGAGAAAGCAACAGCAGGTTATATTATTAGAGGATATGATTCTTCTAACCCAAGTTTTAAATATTACAACTATGTGCCTAATCAAAATGATCCGTTAGTAAATGTTGGCGGTGTAAGTGATTCGTTTATTGAATGGGATTCGGATCAGCGTTATGTTGCAGACGGAGTTGTAAAGTATCAAGAAACATTTTATAGAGTTACTGTAGGACACACTAGTACTGCAATTTTTGATCAATCAAAATTTGTTAAACTTCCAGACTTACCAGTTGTAGGAGGACGTTCTGCACAATTTAGAACAAGATTTGATTCTAGATTTATAAAACAATTACCATATGGCACATTATTAAGAACAACACAAGAAGTTGTTGACTTTTTGTTAGGTTATGGGGACTATTTACAAAATGCAGGATTTGTA